CCATTTTCAACATTAATTCCCATTCTTTCATTAAACATCGAACATTTCCTCATCTTCATCGTCAGAATCGAAATCTGACGTTTCTTCGCAATCGGTTGATTTATTTCTGGACATATTCTTGCCACGTTCCACCAGTTCCGCTCTCTGCTCTTCTGTTAATTCTCTTGGCGCTCGTAGTTTCACGTACTTAACTGGGACATGAGCAAATATGGAACCATCTTTGTTCGTAGCTAGAATCTTCACATCTTCTGGATGCTGTTCTGCAAGCTTCAAGACTCTTCCTTTCATTTTACTGCCGTTATGTGCTGACACTTCTGCGTACTCACCACCACGAATCCACGCGATGCTACATTCATTGCAATTCTCTGTCATGATTAGTCCTCGCTTTCTCCAAATCCAAATTCTTTATTTATATTTATGGAATCAAATTCAAGTTTAATTCCCATTGTTTCTTTTGCTTCTTGGTATGCTTTTTCAATTCCGACTTCTTCAATGTGTTCTTTGGCAGAGTTTAGGTTTTCTAAGAATCTCTGATTGGATTTTGTAAATCCCCATGTTTTCTTAATTGCAAACAAACTGATAAGAACATTTGCGACTGCGATATAATCCTCTACTTTCCACAGCTTTTCCTGTGATTCTGAAATAAGTTCTTCCGATATTTCCTTGCGCATTTCATCTTCACGTTGCATCAGATACAGTTTTAAGGACTCAACTCTTGCACTTGTCACCTTTGAAATTTGTTCCAGACTGAAATTGCTGAAATTGTACGGTGCATTTAAGCGTGTTTTCTCAGATGCTTTCTGCTGCCTTCTTCTCTCTGCCCTGTTCATGCTCTCACCAATCCTTTCAGCATTTGTGAAATATCATCAGCGGTCATATCGCCATTCCACTGTTCATTCTCGAAAACACTGTATATTCTCATACTTCTTCCACCTTCTGATATTCATATCCAACAAGGCGGAACGCTCGCGGAGTATTCGGATGTGCAGTAGCAATCAATCCATCAAGTTCAAGCTGCCTCATATGTCGTTGCACAGTTGCTTTTGATATGCCAAGGTTTTCGGCAATTTCTTTAAATGACGGCGCGTATCCATATTTTGTAAAATATCTGATAAGAAACAGATAAATTTCTTTTCTGTTCTCTTGTCCTTCGAGATACTTTCTTTCGGTGTTATATTTACTTACCATAGTTACCTCTTTTCTTTTTACCTCTGGAACCGGATAGCGTGATATGCCGGGAAACAAGTTTCACTGTTCCAATCCCAGAGGGCGTGCGCATATTTAGTTGTAATTATTTGGGATTTTGTCTGCCAGAACCGGCAACTTTATCATTTGTAAGATTCTTCATCAAGAAGATTATTGAATTTTTCAAGTGCCTTTATAGACACTTTATTGTTTGATTTTTCTGGTTTGATTGACACATTTAAGTGAGTATCAATGATATGCTTTAATTCTCTTGCAAGGACAATTTTGCCTTGCTTCAACCCATCGCGGTAACCTTTTGCTGGTCGGTAATCAGCGATCTTTTCTTTCCCTTCATCCTGTCCGCCACCTGTCTTGTTTTTTATAATCCATCCGGCATCAATCGCTCTTTGAATGTACTCTCTTTCTTTCTCGTCAAGTTCATCAATCGGGCAATGAAAGAAATCAATCTTATAACCGCTCTTATTGCTTTCTGAATACAGCCCATGAGCTTTCATAGAAAGGTCAATATGTTGCTCATATCCAGTCATATGTTGTGCTAGCCTGGTTAATATTCCTTTCGACTGTCCTACGTACCCGTGGGTTTCCGTTCGCCATAACATGTATATCCCGGCTCCATCATCCAATTTGGGATTGACTTTTAAAAGTCTTTTCTTATTGCTTGCTTCGATAGCCTTGACCTGACGAATTTTTTTATAATCCACTAGGAATCACTCCTTTTCAATCTGGTCAACGAGTTTCTTACACTCATCTTTGACATAAGCAAGTGAGCGGATTTTATCTTCGGAATCATTATTTGATTCTCTCCAGAAATCTTCCATTGTATAAAACAATCTTTTGAAACCTGGGTCATCTCCAAAATACTGTTTTGCAACCTCAATATCGTATCCATCAAAACAATGAGCACAATCAAATCCAATCCACCATGTATCTTTATCATCACAATTATATAAATGCGATTCTGCATAAGTAACTCCACCATGGCATCTAAGATGACTCAACTCATCAACACTTTTGTTCGCTAACTTGTGACTGTAAGGTACTCCAACATATCCGCATCTGTATGCTCCGGTCGTAAACAGAACTACACATGGATAACCTTTATAATCAAATTTACACTCTAAAACTGGTTCCATTTAATCACTCCCATTCATCTTCATCCTCATATTCACCATCATCATAGTAACCATTTTCCATGATTTCTTTAAATGTAGCTATTGCTTTTCTAAACCTGTCGCGTAGAACCTCTTCTTTTTGCTCAAGATTTGCAATTACCTTTTTACGTTCTTCGATTTCTTTAAGCAGCGCTGCGTTCTCTTCTTCAAGATTGTATCTGGCAATACGTTTCATGGTTGTTGGGTCAAGTTTTACAAGTTCCTTTCCAGTGACAGTAAGAGTTGTTGGGTTCATCATTGCCGGCACATATGTTCTTGTTTCACCATAAACCGATGTAGTTTCTATTTGTTCTGGTGGTTCAGTAATATCCTCAATGGATTCAACATCAAAGCACATTATTTTCTGATTGCTGAAATAAATAATCTGTCCTGTTTGTACCATTTCATTACTCCTTAATTAAACGGAAGTTCGTCATCCATAATTGATGGCATATCCATGAATCCACTTGTGTCCTGTTCTGGATTTGGAACTGGTGGCTGCGACTGTTCTTCTGACTGACTCTTCTTGCTTTCCGCAAACTCATGTGTTTCCACAAGGCAATCATTTGTGTAGACTTTCTTTCCGTCCTTGTCAGTGTAATTTCCAGTCTGCCAAGTTCCGATAACTGCAATCTTAATGCCTTTATGCAAGTACTTTTCGGCAAACTCGCCATTCTTTCCAAGTGCAACGCAATTTATGAAGTCTGATGTGCGTTCATTGTTTTTGCGATACTGTCTCTCAACTGCAAGTATGTATCTGGCGATCTTAGTATCATTTGTTCCCGTTCGGATGTCTGGATCTTTAATCAAACGTCCGATCAAAATTACTTTATTCATGTTTGTTCTCCTTGTACGGTTTTGGCATAGCTGGCAAAGGCATCCATGCAATTACTTTCAATTTTTCGAAACCGTCTGTAAAATATTCTCCATTCCACATTGCTCTGAATGGAATTGTTTCTTTTTCGGTAGCAATCAAATATATGTCTCCTTTAAAATTATGATTAGGTTTTGGTTCCGGCGGCAGTTTCACGTCTACTGGAATCCACATATCCGATAAACTATAGGAATTAATCAGTTTCTCAACCTTTTCGATTGCATCATTCCACCCCTTGTTGTACCGACAGAATAACGGGTCAACATCTTCTGGATTACTGTGAACTGACGGCTTCTTTAATTTTTTAAGTGATTCTAAAAAATGTTCCATGTATCTTCCTCCTCATAGTCGTTACAGTAAAGTGAACCGTAATCCCACGCCAACGTACAGCAATTACGGAATCTACATTTGCTACAGTCTGCCATCTCCATAAAAATTCCTCCTTTCAGAACGGGCACAAATTCAAGTCAACTTCTAATCCAGCCCGTCCGATCTGAACCAGAACATTGTCTCCTGCGACTTCCTGTATTTCTTTCTGTATTTTACAGGCATCAGATGAATCCCCACTTAAATGTACAAGTGTTACCGTCCGAAGTGATTCTGTGCGATTTTCCTTAATGAATTGCTTACAAGTTGATAAAGAGCAATGCCCAGTGATCTGGTGCTCCCACTTCGAGTTGTTTCTGTCTATCAGCTCCTCGCAGTAATTACAACCAATAACCAAATGATTAAGTTCCAT